CTCAGGGTAGTAGATTCCCATAAGGTCAGCTGATGTTGTAGTTGACTTAATTAAAACTTGGGTGGTTCCTGAAGATGTAACTCTAAATGCGTTTCCAGATTTGTAAACTTCACCTGATGTAACTGCTGTAGCAGGTACGTTTGTACCAGTTGCAGCATAAGTTAACTCATTATCACCAGCAGATAGTAAAGTCTTTACTCCGTCAAACGGTGCGCCCATATTTGTAATAACTACAGTGTCGCTAGATTTGTAGGTATGCACAACATCTGTAATAAGCGTAACAACATTACTAGTTAATTGTTTACTGGTTACTCTGTAAAAGTCAATGTTAGGCTCGGCGGAGCCGCTTACAACTGTAGCTGTAGAGTTAGTTACAGACCATGGAGTTGTAGGTGATTCAAACCTAGGGTTTGTAAGTTCATTAATTCTGTTTGCTTTAAACGTTAAATGAACATTTCTAGCGTCATCGTAAGAAGTTACAGTAGCTGATTCCTCAAACTGAGCGGCATCAAAGAAGTGGTACTCGTTTAAAGAGCTAGCTCCAGCGCTTGAAATAATAACTTGTGGAACAGCATAGTAAGACTCTTGAGCTTTTTGTACAGATAATAAAAGTCCAGAACCAGTGCCACCAAGGAACGAATTATTAATAGTAAAGATTGTGGTTGTATCAGCACCTGCTCCACCATTAGGTATAGAAGCAGAAACTACGACACCTCCGCTAATAAAAACGTTTGCTAACGGGGTAATAGTTGGTTGTTTTCCAGACACGTACGTAAGAGGTACGTTAGTAAAAGAACCATTACCGTACCCAGTTCCACCACTAGTAATAGCATTTAAAAAAAGTCTTGTGGGAGCAACAGAGGTTACAAATGGGCGAGCGCCAAGTGACCCAACAGTATTGCTTGCAGCGTCACCAGTAGAAGTTTGAATTAAAACACCAAAACGGTCGTACCACTTTATAGCTGCTTGCATAGAGCGAGAAGTTAAATTAGAGCCACTGTAGAAACTAAAGGTGTAGGTTTTACCGCTGTCAACAGGAACTCCTTCAGTAACTGGGTTGTCATCCCCGCAAGATATAGTTATTTCAGCAGTTTCATTTACAGCGTTCCTTATAGCTAGCAGGCCTTTTCTTTTATTAGGAAACAGAGCTGGGGTTGTTGTTTCAACCCAAGGCTCTGGTTGTGGAAGAATATATGGCGCCTCATCAATTGAGTAGTTGTAAGCATTGCGTCTAGAAACGTCTGGTGAAGTTAAAGAGTAAGAGATAGAAGTTTCATCTACAGCTGTAATAGCTACAGACGTAACTGTCTTATTAAAAATAGGGTAAGGCACGTTAAAGATAAAAATCTTCATTCCAACTTTATAGCCGTGTGCTCCAATAAATAGGCGTCCTGTGTTACTAACAACTGCAACTTCATTAATATCTTTTCTAGCAACCTGAGATAACGTAGCGGTAGAGTTTGGGGATACCCAGTGACCAATGCCCTCTTCAAAAGAAGCGTCGTTGTAATCAAGTAAAATGTTGTGGCTTACCTGAACACCTTCAGTTGGTTTGTTGGCTACTGTAGCATCTTTGTTTTCAATGACGCCCCAACCAGTAAACCCACGAACATAGTTACGAAGACCATCGCGGCTTCCTTTTGACTTTTGCACAATAAGCGCATCTCTTAGTAAAACGCGTGAGCGCTCAAAGCCAATCTCAGGTTCGTACTTAAGTCCAAACTGGGTTAGAAGTGGGGATAAAAGTACTCCAGGGGTTTTTTCTGGGTTGTATTTTTCTCTAGATATCTGAGCAAGAGACTTAATATAGTCAAATTGAAATCCAAAAAGACCTAGGAAGTTTCTTAGGTCAGCGTTATCTGTTCCAGAGTTGGCTGTGTATGGCTGTGTTAGCTTCATAACCTCTGGGATGTACTCGTATAGTTTTGTTTGCATACGATAGTTAAATACAGATAGCCCAGAAACTTGACCAGCAAGTACCCATTGAAGCTGTGTTGTTTCTAATACAAACAAAGAGTAATAAAAAATTCTTGGCTCGGTAGCTGGAAGAGTGTCGTCAAAGAACTGAGGGTCTAAGCCACGAGTAGTATCAAACACTGTCAAACCATCTGTAATGTTTACAGGGTATCCGTATTTGTTTCTTACAATCTTGAGTTTAGCCCAGGCTCCAACAGGGGTAGTCCATGACAAAGTAATCTTTCCATAGGAAGTAGAAAGAGCCTGTAAGTCTTCGGCTACAAATGAAAGAGGAGCATCGGGACCGTAGTAGCTTAGTGGAAAGTCTAAACTGCTATAGTAATCAAGACCATAACGTGCCATTAGAGAGTAATACCTCCAGAAGCAGTAACAGTTAAACTTGAAAGTGTTGGGAGCTCACTCTTAGCACATTCAATATCGTTAACTTCATAAACAGTAATAGAGCCAGTAGACGAAGCAGTGCTTACGTTGTTGGCAAGAACCTCATACGAAATCGTATTAGCTCCCTTAGCTGTTACTCTTGCAACACCATTAAAAGTACTATCTACACCAGTAACAGATATGAACTGGCCGACAGTTACGTTGTGGTTTATAGAAGTTGTTAATGTTGCAACCCCGCCGCTAAGCACTTTATTAGTCACCGTAAATGTCTGGTCGCTAGCTGTTCTTACAAGCTTCTGTAGATTTGCACGGCTGACACCTTCAACCCCATCCATAGCTTTTAGTACATCTGAGTAGCTAATGTAGTCGTTGAACACTACGTTATTAAAATCAAATAGGTTTTGAACGGCTGCTTTAACATCTTCTAATACTTTATCTTGTCGATAGGTAGGTAGAACGATAATGCTTCCAGCAACAGTGACTGAAACATAAGTAGGTGGTTGAAGGGTTACTGTAGTTCCAGCAGGAATCTTATCTACTAGGTATTCATCAATCTCAGTCTTTAGGTTGTTAAAGACTACAGATGTTGTAATACCATCGCTTTGTAAGCCACTGTCTCCATAAGGAGCAAAGTAAACAGTTACGCTGCTATACACATCAGCAACAGATATTGCCTTAGCTACACCTGATACTTGAATTACAAGTGATGCGTAATCACTTAGTGACACCGCTCTGTTCAAAGCTCTAATACTCTTAGGAGCGTTAATACGGATAGAGTCTGTTGACTCCTCATCCGCACCGCCAGCTGCAGCACCAGAGATTAAACCTGAGTCCTGGTTACTTACAGACAAACCATTTGCAGCATTTGTTTTAATAAACTTAATTGTGTTAGCAGCAACATTTCCAGAAGTTCCACCACCAACGCGATAGGTTGCCTCAAGGCTCACACCATTGAGTGGGATTCTTCCACTGATGCTGTCTCCAAATTGAATAAAGGTGGTGCCATCAGAGTTTGTATAAGTAGAAAATACTGGGTCGTATCCGCTGTAGTCAACTAAGTAAGGAACTTCTGTATAAATAACCCCGTTAACGTCAATTAAAATACTTCCTTTAATAACTGAAAGTTCTCCAAGTTCAAAGACTTGATTAGCGCTTCCATCAGATGTTCCAATGGTCTCTGCTTCAATAGTCTCGCCTTGTGTAGCAGTTACAGTATTAGAGCCGTTGTTACCTGCAGTTTTAGCTGGAACGGTAATTGCACTATCTGTTTCAAATATAACTTGAGTAGTGACACCGTTACTGGTTACATTAGCTGCAACTTTTGTGCGCTTTGGTACAGTGATAATACTGGCTGAAGAGTTCTGAAAAGTAAGAAGTACTTCGGATGGGGTTGTTCTTGTTGGGGTATACCCAAGTAAACGAGCAATCTGAAGTACAGACTCTCTTTGGCTAGCGGTCTCAATAAAAGACTCGTTTGCTGTACGGTCAATGTAGTAGTGCAAACCATCGCCAATATAAGAAAACAACTCCAATAAGGTCATGCCAAAATCCGCTGGGTCGCGGTTGGTCCATTGAGGGGCGTAGTACGGGATTAACTCAATCAGGTCTTCTCGTATAGACGAGTAGTCTCTAGACGTATAATCAACTTGGGGGATGTAGTTATCGTCAGCCATTATCTAGGCACCTCCAGTAGTGTCTCTC